CGAATATCAACAAGCCGAAAAAGATTTTATTAAATGGCTAAAAAAAATATCCATATCCAAAGCATTAAAAGCAAATAGAACTATTGTCATATCTAAAATTGGATACCTAAAAAGATTATCTTCACAATTAAAATTAAAAAATATACATCAATGGATTGATAATTTTTTAGAAGAGTCAGACCAAAAATTAGTAATTTTTGGAATCCATAAAAAAATCTTAAAAGATATTTATAATAAACATAAATCCATATCTGTAAAAATAGACGGGGATACATCTCAAAAAAAGAGAAAAACAGCCGTAAAACAATTCCAAGCGAATAAAAAAACCAGGTTATTCATTGGAAACATAATCGCCGCCGGGACAGGAATTACTTTAACATCAGCATATAACACGCTATTCGTAGAGATGGATTGGAACCCCGGAAACCATATTCAGGCAGAAGATAGAACCCACAGGATCGGACAAAAAAACGCCGCTTTCTATTATTATCTTGTTGCAAAAAATACGATAGAAGAAAAATTATGTGAAATAATCCAAAACAAACAAAACATAATATCTTCGACCTTAGATGGAAGCAATAAAACAAAACTAAAACTGGATGTATTTAATTTATTACAAAAACAAATAGTGAAAGGAAATAAAAAATGTCATTAACAGACGAAATCGAATTTAGCAAAAAAATAAAGAAAATGAATCAAACTACACTTTTAATATCTGGATTATCCAAAGATCTAAAAAATCATTATAAATCATGGTGCGCTAAAAGAGGAAGAACGATGAGTAAAGATATTGTATTGTATATGAAGAAGGCGGTAAAAGGAAAATAAATCATGAAACACCACTGATGCCTTGTTTTTGAAAACAAAATGAAAAAACCTTCATATGGAGGACAAAAAAATGAAATTCCAAGAAATTTTGGACAAATACGGCATTGATTATAAAACAGAAAATCACCACCATTGCCGTCCCGGATGGATTCAATTTGATTGTCCCTTTTGCGGGAAACATTCTAAAAAATACCATATGGGGTTTTCTATTCATTTTCATTTTACAAACTGCTGGAAGTGTGGCGGTCATTCCCTTTTTTCTGTTTTACAGGAACTTCTTAACGTCTCATCTTCTTCTGCTTCTAAAATAATAAAAAACCTTGATATTGAAAAACCAGTCGAAGAAAAAGTACGAGGAACGTTAAAAATTCCATATGGGGTTTCTGACCTACTGCCTATCCATAAACAATATCTTATGGGGCGGAATATAGATCCTGAATATGCTATTAAAACGTGGAAAATAAAAGGGTTATCCCAAGTTGGAAGACTGTCATGGAGAATCTTTATTCCTATTCATTTTAAAGAAGAAGTTGTAAGTTGGACTACTCGAACGATCCGGGATTCTTCTATGCGATATCTTTCTGCACTAGCAGAACACGAATCAATTCCTCATAAATCGCTTTTATACGGAGAAGATTACGCAAAGGATACAATTATTGTATGTGAAGGGCCGTTGGATGTATGGAAAATAGGAAAAGGCGCAGTAGCGACTTTCGGAACTTCAGTTTCTGCATCTCAAATCCTGAAAATGATTAAATATCCGAACAGAATTATTTGTATGGATCAAGAACCCGATGCACAAAAGACAGCCCAAAATATTTGTGATACTTTAAGTTTATTTCCCGGAGAGACTTATAACCTTATTTTAGATTCTAAAGACCCAGGTTCTGCTTCGGAAAAAGAAATTAAAAAAATACGAGAGAAATTCTTGAAATCTTATTGATAATAATAATAGGAAATAGTATAATCTCTCTGGCAAAAGAAAAGAATCATAAGTGCCGGTGCTGTTCTTCTTTTGCCAGAAGTAACAAGTACCGGCACTTTTATATCTGGAATATCTACTATGAAAAAATCAGATCATTTTTCAGACATAAAACATCGTCCTATCAGCATTCCCAAATCAACCATTGGCCTTTTTTTGAAAGAAAAAGAACCTATTGCTTTAATGGGTTTATACTTTTTTTATTATTATACGGCTATATGGCAAGAAACAAATCAGCCATTTTGCACGATTGGTTATGTGGCAAAATGCATAAATAAAAGTAAAAATTGGGTTAGAAAATACAAGAAAAAACTAATAAAAATGGGTCTAGTCGAGGACATAACTACTAGAGAAAAAGGCATAATTAAGGGCCATTATATACGAGTATATTACTATATCAATATACCAAAATCATCAAAAAATTCTTCACCACCCTCACGGTTTTACCAGGGGTGGCAAAAACTAGAGCCAAATGCTTATAATAATAATAATATAAATGCTTATAGCGAAAAGCCACTTTGTGGCTTTCGCAAGGTGACAAAAACTAATAAAAATGATAGTTTATATAAAAATATAAATATATGTAATAAATCTCCAGTTAATAATAAATATACGAATATACCATTATATAAATATAATAATAAACAGATAGACTTTTATACCAGTATGTCAAAACAACTTGCCGATGTCGTCAGACAAAAAAGAAAAATAAATAGAAATGTTAGTATTCCAAGAGGCGCGTCTTATTTTTACAAATTAAAAACAGATGGAATAAATAAAAAAAGAATTAAAAAAGTTTTACTTTGGTATATACGCCATATGGGGGAACCATACGTCCCGGTTGCATATTTAGCAAAAACATTCTATGAGAAATTTCTTTCAATAGAAGATGCAATGAGTCGTTATTTATCTGATAATCCAGAAATCTCAAAAACAGCCAAACGAATTTATAAAGCCATTCAAGATTATGGACTTGATACATCTGATAATAATTTATTAAATTTTATACAACAGTCAGTTGATAATTTTAAAGAGTACTCCAAGAAACATAATATTGTAATTAAAAATATTTCGTCTGAAGAGACTTTAGAATTTGCAAGAGATTTTTACAAAGAACTAAAAATGGAGGAATTTTTAGAAAATTGGATGATTGCCGGGATGAAAAAGAAAGTTAGAACGAAAGATTTAGTTTTTACTTTTTCTTCCAATAAATTTCAAACCTACGGTAAAAGACGATGCACAGAAATGTACGGGGATGATGATTTATGGAAAGACTATGTGAAAGGCATCTATGCGAATTGAAAAAAGAAATTCTTTGACAGAAAAAAGAATCCTTACTGGGATGATTGTTGATACAAAAGTTCTTTCTGTTTTGCATTCAAAATGGAAACATCAATTTCGATCTAAATGGTCAAATTTAGTAGGTCAGTGGTGCATTGATTTTTTTACTAAATATGAAAAAGCCCCCAAATCACATATCGAGGGGATATTTGAGAGTTGGTCTTCTAAAACAAAAGAAGAAGAGATAGTTGAAATTATTGAAAAGTTTTTACGAACGTTATCTGAAGAATATGAACATCTGGAAAAAGAATCCAATAGCGATTATTTGATAGATTTAGCCGGAAAGTTTTTTAATCAAGTCCAAATAGAGAAATTAAATGAAGCGATTCAGGGGGATTTAGATTTAAGCCATGTCGATCAGGCCATATCCAGAATATTAAATTATAATAAAATCGAATTAGGACAGGGATCCGGAGTAGATGTTTTTAAGGATTCTAATGCAATTCAACAGGCATTTTTGGACAAAACAGAACCTTTAATTCAATTCAAAGGGGCGTTAGGGAGGTTTTATGGAGATTGTTTGGAAAGAGACGGTTTCGTAGCGTTTATGGCCCCGGAAAAAAGAGGAAAGACGTGGTGCTTGATAGATCTTGCTTTTCGAGCGTTAGAACAAAGAAAGAAAGTAGCGTTTTTTGCCGCTGGAGATATGAGCCAAAATCAGATGATACGCAGATTGATGATTCGTACTGCTGGAAGGCCTATGAAAAGCGGAGAGTATAAAATTCCAATTTCTATCCAAAAGTATTCAGATAAGAAAAACGCAACTATCCGTCATAAAATGAAAAAATACACAAAAGACCTTTCATGGCAGGAATCATGGAAAAAAGCAAAAGAGTTTATGAAAAAAATACGAACGAAAGAAAATTTATTAAAATTATCATGCCACCCAAATTCCACCCTTTCTGTTCGAGGCATTAAAAACCTTCTTTCAGAATGGGACCGATCTGGATGGACTGCGGATATTGTTATTATTGATTATGCGGATATTTTAGACATGTCTATGTCAGGTACAGATTCACACAGAGATAAAATCAATGAAACATGGAAACAACTACGTTCTCTTTCTCAAATTTATCATTGTCTTGTTATCACAGCCACTCAAAGCGACGCGGAATCATATAAAGCCAGAACAATGAGCAGGTCTCATTTTTCTGACGATAAACGAAAAATCGGCCATGTCACAGGGATGATTGGCATAAATCAAACAGAGAAAGAAAAAGAAAGAGGGGTTTTCAGATTTAATTGGGTTGCAAAAAGAGAAGAAGAATATCGAGAGTCATTTTGTGTTTATACCGCTGGAAATATGGCGTTTGGAAATCCAGCGATGAAAAGTTGTTTTGAAAAAGATTAGTTAGAAAATAATAGAATATAGAATTATGGATATATTAAGTATGTTTATCTTTAAT